TTGAAGTACTTTTCTAATAATCTAATTTGTGAAATAGATACATTAGCACCCAACGTTGCGACTGCTGGGAAACCTACTTGGTCTAATCGAATTGCATCAAAAGATGATTCGACTACATACACTATACTAGAACTTTTAACTCTGTGCAAGTTAAACAAAACTTTTCCTTTAGGCAATCCTGGAGTATTTTTAAACTCCTTGCCTTCTATAGATCTTCCTACAAAGCCAATCTTCATTCCGTCAGGTGACTCTACTGGAATAGTAACCATTCCTTGTTTTTCTGAGTAGCCTAAAGAAAACTTTTTCATTGAATCCATAGTTATCTTTCTACCATGTAGATAAGACTTTGCTGTGTCTGATAATAATAACTGATCATGTAATCTATCAAGAATGGATTCGTCATACTGAACAAACTCTGGTAAGGCGATTAGCTTTTTATTAACCAACATCTCAATATTATGCTCTTGCTCTTTACTTTTTATATATCGAACAGTTTCAAAGTATGTCCTATTTGACATATGCATAACAAACTCTTCTAAGTTTTTAGTTGTTTGACAACCAAAACAAAAGAACAGCCCACTATCTTTGGCTACTTCTCCAGCAGGAGTTCTGCTGTTGTTGTGATATGGGCAGAAGATTATAAAGTCATTACCAAATTCAGTTTCAATATTTACTCCTGAACCAATAAGAACTCGTCTAATTTGATCTTCCGTATAAATATTATTTGTCTTCATAGTCTTTATATCTGTAATATCCTTTATCAAAATCTACCTGTACTAAAAAGTCTCCCATAAAACCATTTCTATTTTTTCTAAATACGCACTCAATGATATCACTATTTACAGGGCGACCTAGTGCTAATAGCCAGTCAGCATCGTATGAGATCTGTCTAGACCATGCTGTTTGTCCTAGTGTTGGGGGAGTGCTAAGATCTTTTACATCGTCAGGTGTAGCAGATGAGATAGCAATAATTGGTACTTCTTCACTAATAGACATTAGCTTAAGTTCTCGTGAAAGGTTTTTCATCTTTACCGTTTCACTATCGGCACGTTGGTTTGGACTCATCAACTGAAGATAATCAACAACAACAAAGTCTGGTTTGTACTGATCAATCTTTCCACGAATAACTGATGGAGTAACCTCTCCGCCAGAGTCATTTGAGATAATATGAAACTCTGGACGACCTTCTACTTTGTTAGCATGCCACTTACGAAGCATATCAATTTCAATTTCACCATTGCTTAGTTTACGATGAGACCATAGACCTTCACCCATAATAGCAAACACACGATTACGAACCTCTGTCTCACTCATTTCAAGTGAGATAATCATTGGTGACTTGCCTTGCTTCCAAGCCTGTACAGCAAAGTATAAAGCCATCCAAGACTTTCCAATTCCTGGGTAAGCAAGAAACACACCAAGTTGGCCTGGCATAATTCCAGCAGGTAAGTAGTTATCAAATCCTGGCAAACCTGTTTTAATTCCTACAGATCCAAGTTCATTTTGCTTTGCAACTCTTTCGTAATACGCAACGGCATCTTCAAGATCAGTAGCATCAATATCACGAATAGCAGCAGTATTCTTTTTGAGCTCTGATGTTTTTGTAATAAGATGCTCTAAAGCTTCAGTGCCATTGCCTACTTGAACTTCTCCTGCTGCGTTACGAAGAATGTCTTTAAGGCTATCATTTAAATATTCTGTTTGAAGTTCTGCTAAGTGATGCTTTGTTGCACCTACGCCAGCTACTGGTTCAAAATCACGAAACTTTTCTCTTACAAGTTCTGCAGGTGGAAGTGATTGGTTATTCTCAGAATATAAACGAATGAAGTTCCAGATATCATTATGTGTTCTTAAAAGAGTTTCAACATTTGCTTGAAGTAGTACGTGAATTTGTTTATCTTGAAGTACTGCAGATATTACTTTTGCTTCTGTATTATTCACTTAACCACTCCTTAGCCATTCGTCTGCGTTCTGCTCTTTCTTTTTTATCTTGTTCAACTTCTGCTCTGCCATTTAAAATCTTTTCAGCATTATAAGCAAAGTAATTCCAACTAGGCTCTTGTGCAATTAAAAAATAATAGTCTAATAGATCATAGCATTGCGATATTCCATATGACTCCACTAAGCCATCAGCAGCCCACTGTTCAACATTGATATTCATGTTAGACTTTTGCTCATATCGTTGAAGATATAATTTGTTAAATCTACTGAGCAAAGCCATTCGGTCTTTGCGGTCAGCCATTATTCGTTGATTTCCTCTTTAGCTTCGTTAATCTTTTCAGTAAGCTTGTCTTCTACAAACTTGTATACACGCTCAAATGCTTCGTTAGTTGTTTCTTCTCCACGCTTAGAATCTACAATGCCAAGATCTAATCTTAGTGATTGAAAGTTTCCAAGGTTAAGCGTATATCCTAGTGTTACTGATACCTTTGTTGAATCGTTTTCCATACCCCACCCATTTCATAGTTTTAAATATTCTCTGACCAAACAGGAATAAACCTACCATCTTCTGTCTTCGTATATGTAAGTATACCGTCTCCCATTCGCCGTGTCAACTCTTGGCTTGTAGGAGTCATATTATTTGTTATTAATTTGTCTTTTCTTGGTTGTCCAATATGTATACTTGCAAGTATAGCACGGATCTCCTTTACATGCGATTCTGAATAATAAGCTCTTCTTTGCCACTTTCTTTCACCATTTAAAGTTGATCCAACTGGTGGAGGAATAACTCCTCGTTTAATTAGTGATGGAATATATTTTCTATGTCTATTGACAAGTTTAGCAGTTTCTGCTACAGTATATGCTCGTTCTCTATTTTTTCTAAAGTCAACTCTTAAACATGTTTCTATTCTATCTTTTGTAATATTGTAAACAGAAACTAAACCAGTTGATCTTGAGCTATGGTAAAGCCTAACTAAATCTCCATTAAGGAACCAAACTTTTTGATTACCTTTAATTACAGATTGGCTATTGTACTCTTCGCCCTTAATTGTTCTTTTCTCAGTAGCCATTTACCTTCCTGACTTGCACTTGGTGGATGAAAGAATACTCTTGTCCCGCAAGATATGCAATAAGTTTCTAAATGATCTGTAGATGTATATTGTCTATCAATAAACATTTTGCCATTACATTTTTTACAATTTAACAATATAATAACCTAGTTTGGTATTCCGATAATAACTAGGTGCACATCTATGGATAAGTTTCCATTAGCACCATATCGAACAACGCCTTCAACTCTTGAGGTGGTTGGCTTTTTTAAAACTAACGAAACATTTTGGCCTGCTGAAGTATTTCCTGTGTTGATAATGGTTGCTGAAACTATTGGTGGATATTTAAAATCACCAACAAAGTCGTATGAGAATGGTTTTTCTGTTGCTGCGGTGACTGTACTGTTATCCGCAACTGATACAATTCCACCAATTACTCTGGCATCAGATGTTTTAACACTTTGTTTTGCAGCACTTGCAGTATCTATAGTTGTATAGTTATAGCTTGCAGAAGAAACCTGTGTTGAAAGGTTATTTACTGTGTCTGCCAATTGATAGATGTATGTAACATCTAGTGGTTGACCACGCTCAGGTAGTGGTAGTTTAGCCATGTTTTTCCTCCTATTACATTATATCAGATGGGTGTTACGGCAGACTCATAAACCAAAAAAGCTGCCTTTATTTGTTTTTTTGATGAAGCATACTGTACTCTAACCCTATAGTTTGTGATGCCTTGATTTACAAATGAAAAAGAGTATGTTGATACTGTTCCACGATACGCATAAGGGCCATTATCAAAACTTATGAATAAATCATACTTATCTTCTGACTCTTGCGTTACTACTTCTTGTTTTGTCCAAACTGCAGTAATAACGTTTTCAGTTTTAGAAACTTCGCCAGTATAGGTATCTGCTACATATTGACCACTGTTATATACTACAGACCAATGCGAGTTTCTGTTTTTATCTTCAGATACAATTCTATAACGAATATTATATTTTTGGCTATCATGGTCAATTGGTGGTAAAGAAGATTTTTTTATTGTTACTTTTTTAATATTAGCATCAGCCATTATGAAACTCCAATAGAGAATCTAAATTCAACATAGTTGTTTGTATTTGGTGATTTTATAATTGTTTCGCCACCTGTGTTTTGAACTACAGTATACCCAGTAAGTCCATACAGTGGATTCTTAGTTGCAACATTTTCTAGCCTAAGTGCATCTAATGCTACATAATAATCTGATGATGGATTTCCGTTATCAATAACTGATACATAAATCTTTACAACATTTACTGCATTCCAACTAAAGTTAGGAGAAGTATACAAATCTTGCAACGGTTTAGATACCACATAGTATCTATTAGTTTCAAACTCATCATCTAATGGCTCACTTAAAGATGATCCGTTATTTAAATTAGCTTCAAACCTTGCAAATTGTGGAGAATTTGTTTCATCATTTGATGAAAAGTCTACTAAAATTCTAACGGTATCTGGACCTGATGCACTACCAGTTTTACTAACTAAAGAAAAAGCAAGTCTTAACTCATCCTTTAAAGAATTTTTATCAAAATCAAGATCAACGCCAGTTAAGTGTATATGAGATCCACTAGTTATATCAAAATGACCAAACGTTGGACCAGCAACTGCATTTATATCTAAATCTGATGTATTACCCTGAATTAAAATAGTATTATTTAAAAACCTACATCTTTCATATCTGAGTGCTCTAGATGTTTTATAGAATATGCTGTTGTCAGAGTTAGCTTGAAATACAGGTGTTGCTGTTAGTACTCCGTTTACCGCATCATATTCTTTTGTTGATGAGTTTATTAGGTATGAGCCTGTAATGTTATTATCATCATTAGTGTCAAGTGGTACTGGAATAGTCGGAATTGGTGATGTAGCAGCTGATGTATGATATTCCCAATTTTCTGCATCAGTAAATGCAAAAACTGTTTTACTATCATAGGATCCAGCTGAAGGGTTTGATCCAGCTGAGTATATCCCTACTTCTGTAATTTCATATCTTTCTTCCGTTGGCAATTCAGCAGTAAGAACAATCTTATTCATACCGTTTTCTTGTACATATCCTCTTGAAGATATTGGGACTCTAAACATTTCAAAATCTAGATTCTCTTTATTTGAATCGACGATAAGCTCTTCTGAAGTTTTAAACGGTTGTGGTCCACAGCCAACAGCAATATAAGAAGCAAAAGCTGGTGCTTGGCCTAATAAATATTTGCCAATAATAGTCTTACCAGTATTAGTTATCATGATGTAGCTTCTCCTAAATATGCTTCATATATTGTACCACTTAAGCCAATTTGTATGTCAACTTGCTCATCACTGTTAAGATTAACTAACTCTATGATTAGGTCTCCAGAGTCATTAAAATATATATTACTTCCTGCTGGACCATTTCCAACCTGTGGAATCTTTTCTTCCAGCTTAATAGGAAAGTTACTAAATATTTTATCCGATGAACCCTGTAGGCTAATTATATTTAATGGGTTATACTGTTGCTGAATTGATGTTAAGTTTTTAATTATATTATTAGATATAACTTGACCATTAATAGTGTCATTTCTGGCAATGTTGATTAGCTCATGCCCCCCAATATTTTCAAAGACAATATCAAACATAGCCTCTGGTGCCACTTTTCCATCATCGAAAAGAACCGTATCTATGGGGGCAGTTTTTACAGAATTTTGTTTAATAAAATTAATAGCTGCGTTAGCAAGGTCAGCTGGTGTTAATGGAGATGCCGATAAGTTAGAAAAATTAGTTTCAGCCATGCTACACCTCACTCAAATAGATAGTCATAGATGGGCCATCTTGGTTTCTACTATAATTAATATTATATACAACAAATCTTGTAGAGTCTGCTGTAACTAAATCCAATCCGTTAGAATCTTTATAGTCTAAGGTAACAATATCTCCTAATTGTAATATTGGTATGCTAAAGATATTAGCACCAATTATTTTTTTAGGTTCCATTACTTTATTAATAATCCAGTTCATTAAAGACTCAGCACTGTCTTGGGTTTGAATATATTGACTGTCAATAGAAAATTCATTCTTGCCATATGTCATTCTGCTTTGTCTAATCCTGTCATATTTTTCTTTTTCAATAAAAGGTGAAATAATTTGATTTGTTGCAGTTAGTTCTGGGTCTGACATGTTGCTACGTTTTTTAAAAAACTCGTCAACAGTTAGCTCGTGTGTTGTGTCTTGAGTAAATGTGACTCCTTGAATTCTTAAAAAGCTTTGTGTAGATTCATCTAGATTAATTGCTTTATCTGTAGAATTAAAAACTAAAAACTCTGCCCCATAGGAGTTTGCTTGAAACCCTGAAACCACATATGATTTAATTCTATTAAAGGTTGGAGAGATTTGAGCAGAAAGAGCTGGGAATGCACGGTCATATTTAATGTCAAAGTATGAGCATTCTCTCATGATTGATCCAAACTCTTCAAAATACATGTTATATTTTGGTGGTTGTTGAGAACTTATTCCATTAAGGTAGGTAGATTGAACTACACCGCTCATAGCATATTTTCTAAATGATTCGTTTTCATTTATTTCATTTTTTCCAAATAGCCCAGTTTCTCTATTAAAATTATTTGAATTTTGAGTTTGTCCAAAAACATTATTAATTTCTGGAGAAGTAGATGCAACTGTATTTTGAGAGTAGTTTTCAGATAGTGCATAAACATTTTCAAACATACACCTAGCAGATCCACGAGTAAATAAAGCCATATTGTTGTAAATTGGTAGCGGGTCAGTATCTTCTACTACTTGAATTATTTTATTATTAATATAAAGATAGAACCTTCTAACTTTTCCAATATCTTCATACTCTACTGATAGATCATATACCGTTGGATTTTCTTCTCCAGCAAGTCTATATTGTCCAACAAATGAACCTTCATCAATTGTTATCGCTCCTAATCCTCCCCATAACTTTATTGGAATGGCTTTAGGATTTTCTACATCAACATCTTTTTTAATTTTATAAAAAACAATATTATGTATATCAATGCTTGGATTACCTGCATTGTTAAATTTAAAGTAAGATTCAATATTGTTTTCAGTAAGTGCGGTAATTTCAAAATAGTATCCGTTATTTGTTTCTGGATTAAGAAGTACAGCAATGCCTCCACCTGCGCCTGATATGTTAGGATTTTGATCTGTGTTAGTACCAGCAATCTGATAATAGGTTGAGCTTCCAGTTGGTGTTTGAAATTTGACAGCATTGTTTTCAGTTTTTCCAATAATACGAACTCTAGTTCCAAAATGCTTATACGCATTATCTAGCTCTTTGTAAACATAAGAAACAAAGTTAATTGGGTTTTCTGTAGTTTTAAACGAAGGTCCATTTATAACAAGAGCTGAAGATTGGACTGTTCCTGTTTGAGTTGACTGTAAATTATTTACAGAAGTTTCAGTTAAATAAGCTGTTGACATAAGATTCTTAATGATTCCATTACGTGTTGTTTGTTTTGCTAAAGTATTGTTTTCTCCAGCAACACCTACTACTGTGGTTGGTGTGGCAATATCTTTTAGTAATGTATTGGTAAATAAGTACTGGGATTCCATGTTGCATCCTCTAACATAATCATTATTTGACCAATATGGATTAACACCTGCTGTATGGTAAGCCAATGGAGTATTGAACTGGCCTCGACCATGATCAACAACTGCTCCATTTTTTAACCTAACAACATCTCCAATTGTTTCATAGTATGGTGTTGAGTATATTCTAACTAATCCAGTTGGATATATCTTTCCATTAAATGGCAGTGACGAAAAGTATTTTTGATACTCTTCATTATTACTAATCCAAACATTACTACTTCCTTGCTTATGTGTATTTCTCCATTTAAGTATTTCAGCATCGTCAGTAATGCTTGATGGAGCTAGTCTTCCAGGAAGAACTATCTGAGGATTTGTATCACTTAGTTTTCCATCTGAACTTATTTCATACCATAGTGGAAGTGTAATGCTGTACTGAACTGCATCATATTTAATTATTTCTCCATTAGAATAAAAGTATCCTTGATTTCTTGTTAACCAATAAACATTTTCTCCAAAATCAATTATATTGTTTACCAATACTCCTGAAACAACACTTGGGGCTTCTGAAGATAGATCAGAGTTTAATGGCATTGCTCCTAATACATAGTTTCCTTGTGTTGAAGCTATTTCATTTCTAGTTTTTGTATTTTCTGTTCCCGCAACTTCCCATAATAGTGATGGCTTATATATCCAAGTTTGATCATTATCAATTAAAGATGCTTGTTTTAACTTACCCAAAGATCTCTGAATATATCTTTCTGTGTAATTAATTCTTCCATCATTATAAATTTTTTTGTCTTGTGAAGCAATAGATATTAGGTTTGGTAATTTTCCAGACGAACTATTCTCTATAACCCCAGAGTCAGTTTGATTATTTGATCCAGAAATTACAAAGTCTGTTGCTCTTTTAGATTCTGTTGGCATTAGATAGTCTTTGCTCATAACAATAAAATTATTATATTCATCAAAGAACATTGCACTTTGGCTTGCTCTAGCCAACTCATTTAAAACTTCTGCAACATTTTGATCTGGAGCAATAAAGAAATATGGGATAACCATTTCAGATTCTCCAGCAGTTCTTTTAAAAGAATAATTACTAAAACCAATATAGTCAAGAATTAAACTAACAGCATAACTTAAAGATGTTTGTGTTGTTAGCATTCTTGGGGCAGGCATTGACTCTAAGAAAAAGAATAGGTCTCTTAATGTCAATGAAAGAGTAGCACCATTGTCATTAGCTTGTGGAACTCCTTCTGAATATAAAGTTTTTATGGGAACAAAATAATCATAGCCAGCAACATCTAGAACAACTTCATAAAAGTTAAACTTAATGTTTTTTCTAATATACTTAGAAATAATACTTGATGTATTATTTTCGTTAAAAGCTTGATCATCATCAAATATATCTAGGGTTCCAGTTGAAGCTAAAAGTTGTCCAACTGGCATTGATGTAATTCCTACATCTGATAAAATTTTTGTAATTTTAAAATTGGTAACTTTGTCTGAAATGTCAACTACTAATCTTGGTGACATCTCAATTAAATCAAAGGTAGAATCAAACTTGTTCATTGTCTCTACAACAATTCTCATGCCACGAACATAATCAAATTCACGATAAACAGTTGACTGATTCATATCATCAATAAAATAATCTTGATTTGTCAAATCTTTAATAAAACCAGTCTGAGACTTAATTTCTTCTGAGCCTACTTGCCACCCATAACTTGGAACAAAAGTTTCATATTCTGATGTTGTTGAATTCCAAATATGAAACGTTCCAACTTCTGAAATATTTTCTTGAACTAAATACGCATATCCGTTATAAGATTTTTGAGGCAGTAAAGTGATTGATGAAATTTTTTCTGCGTATACAAAAATATCTTTATAATCATCTGGAATAATTATTCCATATTGTAATTCTAAGTATCCATCTGGACCGATAATGCTAGAGCCATTATCTCTTAAAGAGTTTTCATTAAATGAATAAGCATCTACCCAGTTATTATCTTTTAGGTATTGTACTTTCCATCTATCTGGTGTTGTTTGATTAATGCTTCCGTATAGTTGATCGTCAATTAACTTAGAGCCATCTTTAAAAGGTCCTAAATCTACTGTCCCCACATTGGTTTGCATCTTTACAACAAGTCTATTTGCGGGTACTGGATCTTTATATACAACAAAAGGAGCTGTGTCATCAATGTAATAGTTTCCATTAGTTATATTTTTTGCAACTCCATACTCGCTATTATCTTCTGTTCTGTATGAAGTCCAGTATTTGAATTGATCATACCTTGAGGCCATATAGTATCTTGGTCGCTCAGCAAGGCTTGCTCCAGAATTAGCCAGGAATCTATTTTTAAAGTATGATGCTTTATTTATTCCAGATCTAGGTCTAAATGGTTTAATGCAATCATCTAGAGAATAGATCATCTTCATCTTATCTTTAGTAGGTTTAAATATCTGGGGTATTGGATTGGCTATATCATCATTAAAACCACTATTGACTACTACGTTAGAATCGGTGGCTCCAGTATAGTACCCTCCAGAATCGAGCTGGTCAAAGTCTATAGGAAGTGTAAAAAACTTACTAGATGGGGTTGTGGGTCTATATCGGTAATTACCCAGTTTAAAGATGTTATCTGGCATGTTCATGTTCCACTCAGCCAAGACCAAACTCTGCAGCCTAACGGTCGCTGATGCCTCTAGATGACCCTTCAGTGCCTCACTTACAAACACTTAAACCTCTTCCAGGGTTACAGAGACATTCCAGAGATCCATATTAGTCCCACCACGTTTTTGAACAGAATATGAGAAATCAGATATATAGACTTCCATTATTTGGCTATACTTATTTAAATTATTAAACTGGGTTTCGCCCTCTTGAAAGTTTTTATATTTATCATATGATAAGAATATCCAGAAAGGTCCTTTGTGGTTTTCATACCAGTCTAAAAGTTCTGCTCCGCCTGCTCCGCCATCTACTGTAAACTCTTGAGATGGGCTCTGACCTTTATACGGAGATAGTCCTGTTGCAATTTCAAAATCTGCAACATAAGGATATGCTCTTGATGGCAGGTTATCCCATGATGTAGTAATTGTCATCTTATCTGCAATATGATAAGATCTCATTCTTCCATTAATGGTTCTTTCACGCTTCTCAATACGAGTAGGTTTAAACTCAATAGGCTGTCTATTGTGATCTGAGATTATTAAGAACTGGTCTATCTCTGAAGCTGTAGCATCTGGTGCATCAGTTCCTACTTCATATCCCGTTGGAACATAAAGACCATTTGACAGTGTGCCAGCATTATTAGACCATAGCATTGCCTGTGGTCTTTGATACCTGCGTCTTCCAGACATGTATGCTGTTGTTGCCATTATCGTTGTCCTCTAATTCTTTGTCCATCAATATACTTAATCTTCTGCATTACTGTGCTAGCAATATCGTCGGCATTTAAATTGTTACCGCTGACATTTACACTTAAACTATAATTATACACTGAAGAGTCTGTAGAAATACCGTCATTTATTTTTGCTAGATTATTTGCACCATAGGCATCTACTGCTGACTTCTTAATAACAAATTCTCCTGGGGTAAGCATGCTTGAAATAGTGTCTTTATTTCCAAGGCCTGGAACAAGTCCTCCAGTTGCCATCATTAATCTATGTGTATCAGACTTGCTTGGGGTATAGTCTTCATCAATTAGTTTAGTTAATTTTTTTAATTTTGAAGCACTTATCTTAGACTCTATAATTTTTGGTATCTTTGGGTCAGGTAAAGAAACAGGTGGTATTGCTGTTGCTGGGCTGATTGCTGGAATTGAAATCGCATCAGCATTAACTGCTCTTAAAACATATTCATTTACATCTTTTGTTATTATTTCACCTTCACCTGGAACAGTATTTATTTGATGAATTCCTACTTGATTTTCATATCTTGATGCTGTTGTAGCTGCTGGTTTAAAGCTTTCTAGTATAAACTTTGTATTAGGGGCAATAATGCCCTCGTGACTTAACCCTTGGGATTCAGCAAATGCAGCAATGTCGGGTATTCCTTTTACGCCTTCGCCAAAGTTTATTACTGCTAAAGCGTCTGTTTGTCCTCCGCTAGTTCCACCAAATGCTGCAATTTTTGCAGCAGCATCGTAATCATTAGTTATGGATCTAACTGTTGGAGATACAAAAGATTCTCCTATTTGTAAACCAGACAGCGCCTCTAAATCTACATCGCTAAGTCCACGATATGAAGTTGTTCCTTCTGGAATAATAAATTTTTCAACCAGACTGTTAATTGCAGCTTTTTGGTTGGGAAGATGACCAAGTAGCGGTTTTTCTAAATAATTTCTTAATGCAAGAACGTCTGCTGGTGGAATGCCAAATTTTTCTGCTTTATTTAATGTGGCTAATTCATGTTCATAATAGTCTCTATCGCTCTTATACTTCCAATATGGGCTATCATTTGCGCTATGTTTATCAAAAAGTGCTTTTTCTGGAGTGGGTTCTGAACCGTAAAGTGCTTGGTATTTTGGCGGATGGGGATACGTTAGCCGTTCCCCACTCATTCGTATAGCAAACTCTTCTTCGGCTACCTCTTTTTGTAAATCATATAATTTAGCATAATCTGGATTTTCTTTTTCTGTAACTTTTAATTCTGTTGCTCTCTTATTATTCCAGCTTCTTCCATCTGCAATTAATGCTTCTACTTCTGGGGTTAAAGGTGTAGGTGGAGGAGTAGGAATTCCATCAGGCGTAAAGTTCTTTGGTTTAATTGCTCCCATATCAAGCAATTTTGCAAATAGAGCATCTTGCCCAGGATGGATTGCACCTTTACCATGTAAGTCTGTTTTTAGTAATTGCTTAAGTGATTTTAGTGTCATTCCTTCTGGAAGCTTTGCTCCTGGAACAATTGAGTAAATTTCCTCGGCTACATTTGCTCTATTAGGGCCATGACCAAGTGGCAGTCCCCCCTTTGCAATTCTTGTTGCCCCACCAATTTCATCTACTAATTTTGGGGGTAGGAAGGATGTAAATTCATCAAACATGCCACCAATAGAAAGTGGTGTTGGAACTTGTTCTGGCAAAACATCTATTCTATATATACCAGCGTTGCTTCCCATAAATCCTGATGTGCCTGCGTTGCTACCTGCAAGATTTAAATGTCTACCTTGCTGCCCATAGGCTGTTGCCATTTTTGATGACATGCTCCAATATCCGCCAAGTTCGCTAAATGCTTGAGTAGCTTTAAACATAGCAAGCTGTTGATTTGGATCTAGTCCGTGTGCCTCGGCATATGCTTTATTTGCAGATTTCATAAAATCTGGGACAACAGTTGCTAGATCATTTTTCCCAGCGAACGCCCCTTTTCCAAACGACCCTACTTTGTATAGAAAATCTTCTTTCGACATTCCTTGAACTGATGCATCGCCTTGCTTAGCTAAAATAGAATATGCTTCTTCCCAATAATAATGGTAGGCTTTAGCTAGATCTGTTGTTGGTGCGCTACCAAGAATAGCATGTGCATCTATCATTCCTTTAGCGCCTAATGTCATTTCTGGTAAAGCTCTTCCGTCTGCTTCAGCAAATTGAAGTGCTTTTCCTTGCAAGTTTCTAAGAATTGTTTTACTTGCTTTTGAAGGATTCATAACATTAACAACTTCAGGTTTAACAGGTGGAGCTGAAAGAGCAGCTCTAACAGGTGGAGCTGGAAGAGCAGCCATAACAGGTGGGACTTCAGGGGCAGCATTGGCTACAGATATTGGAGCAGATTTTGCTGCTGCACGTGCCTTAGCTGCATTTAATAAACCTTCTGACCAATCTCCTGGAAGCCAGCCATCGTTCAAAGGTACTACTTCGTCCCCAATGCTATGTGCAAATTTATCTCCTGCTGGTGTTCTATAAGGACTATGCGTAATTGGAGAAATTGATTTAGCATAATTCCACATTTCTGTTCCAATAAGTTGACCTTGGTGTGGAGGAAGTACTTTTATACCTTCAACAACGTTAGTTATTTTATCCCAGCTTAGTTGGCCTATTTTTTCGCCATCTTTTGTTACATTTATAAAATTCAAATATGGATCTGATGTATCTACATTTAACGAGTATCCCTCTGGTAGTTTAGGTTTTGCTACAGGAACGTCTGCAATAACTGGAACTTCAGGGGCAGCAACCTTTGAAGTAGCGGTATAGGAATCTAAAAATTCTGATATATCAATACGACCCATATCTTCTGGAACTATTTTAGGGGCTAGTTTAACTGGAGTATACCTTACTGGCATTTTTAAGCCAACTTCATTAACAATGTCCCCTAAAACTCCAGTGTATTTGCTATCTAAAAATGCTTTCCAAATTTCGGAATCTGGTTTAACCCCTCCTGGATACATTCCAAATTCCTTTTGGAAATCATATCCCTTTATAAGACCTTTTCCACTAGATGCTTTTATTAAGCTAAGTAATGATAGCTTATATACATTTTCACCTGCACTTTCAAATGTTTCTTTTGTTCCTAAATAGTTTAATCTACCCATTGAATCTGCTTTTCCAGACTTCCAACCCATGGGATCTAAAGTTTTCCCTGCTAAATTATCTGACCAGGATGCGTGTGTTGCATTCTTTAATAATTTAAAAGTTGCTAATTTTCCTATTCCTGCTTTACCTGTAGGTGTTTCTGGAACAACTTTTGAAGCAACAGCTGCAGCAGCAGGTTGATTTAATTTGGCTGATAGCTTAGTAAACATATCAATGCCCAAATCTTTTTCAACAAACTTTTTTACACCTTGAGGAATTACTTTGGCTGCAGCGTTTACTACTGGTTTTGCTAATTTTGCAATTGGAATAGGAATAACGGATGATCCAGCAATTAGGTTATCTCCAACACTAGACTTCATTTCTTGACCTGTAAGTCTAGCAATCGTCATTGCTAGAGGGGCCACTGGCGATGGGCCACCATATTTCACTAAGTCTTGGATAGTCTTACCAATTGATGGTAGGCCAAAGAAGTTTGCTGTCTGCTCCCAATTTTCTTTTTTAAAGATTTCTTTCCATCCCGAAGGATTTCCGTCTCTAGTTAATCCAGGACCATGCTGGTATCTGCCGTTACCTGTAGTCTGTCCAGATGTTGTATAACCACCTGGTGGAGTTGAAGAAGCACCGTATTTATGTTTATGACCTACTGGACCGCCCTTGTGTAAATATCCTTCATTTAATGCACTAAGCATATTCATGCCATATTTATCTACCGCTGCTTTTCTGACAACAAATTCACCTGGAGTTAACATTGCTGGAACTGTATCAGTTCCCTTGCTAAATCCTCCAGCAGCAAACATCTCAGGAATTAGTCCGCCATAATTATAATATCCCATTCCCTTTAATATTGCTGCTATTGTTTCAGGGTTCATTCCTTTAAGCTGAGGGTTTAAGAAAAGTCCTTCTGTGTAAGTTCCTTTAGGTCCAATTGTTCCAGGGTTTGGAGTTGGAGTTGGAGTTGGAGTTATAACGTTAGCGTTTGCTTCTAGCATACCTTCAGGGCTAAGAGCATATGCTTTTCTTGCTTCATTTAATTTTGCTCTTAATCCACTAATTATTGTGCTAGATTCTTGATTTTCAATAGCATTTGCTAATGCTTCTTCTGCTGCCGTTACTTTGGCTTTGGCTGCTGCTATTCTATCTGCTAATATTTTCTTATCAGCTTTTTCTCTATCTTCTAATTCTTTCTTTTCAGCTGCTAACTTTGCAGCATCAGCATCGGTTTGTTTTTTTATAGCATCAGCATAAAGAGCTGCAAGTTCTTTTGCTGCAGTTTTAGCAAGTCCTAGTTGTTTAGTAAAATCTAATGCTGCTGCTTCTGCTGCTTTTAACCCAGCTTCTATTTTTGCAAACTCAGCCTTCATTGCTTCAGTAGCAGCGGCTATTTCTGCATCTTTAGCTTTTCTAAGAGCGTCTGCTTTTGCTTGAGCTGCTGCTAATGCATCTTGTGCCGTTTTTAAATTATCTTCTGCTTTTTTAAGATCTGCATTTAAACCAATCATCTCATTTTTATGATCTGTTTGTGCTTTCTTGATTGCTGCTTCTCTTGCATCTTGTTTTTCTTGAATCTTATCTTCTTGTGTATTTATTGCTGCTTGCTGAACAGCTATAGCAGCATTCTTTGCTTCTATCTGTGTTTGAATTGCATATAGACCGTTGTTAACAGTTTGTCTAGATAATTCTAAAGCATATATTTGATCTTCTTTGTCTTTAATTGCTTTAATATATGCAAGTCTACCTTCACTATTTTCAATATTATAAATTTTTTCTTGTTTCTCTGCAATGTCTTTTTCTAGCGCTGCTCGTCGTACTTGAATTTCATAAGAAGCTCTTTCAATTGCATACTGTCTTGCAGCAATCTGATCTCTAGTTAATCCAGAAGAAGATTTGACTGCTTCAAGTTCTGCTTCTTTTGCTTTTCCTAGCGTTCCTTGTTGTGATCCCAAAGATTTTGCTGCTTGAGTTGCTCTAATGTCTTGTACTGCAGCAGCTGCTGCTGAAATATCACCCTTACTTAAAGCATCTGCCAATCCAAGTTGTTGCTTTTGTTGTTCAACAATGTCTTGATTAAGCTCAGCAACTTTTGTTAGTGCGTCTTCTTGTACTTTATATTTATCGTTAATTGATTCAGCTATCTTATCCATTACCGCTAAGTCTTCACTTAGTTTAGAAGACTCATCTTGCATATCACTAAGTGGCAACTCAAAATCAATTGAGATTTTTCTTTGAATTCCTTCTATTTCTTTTTGTATTTTTTCAACAGCACGAGTATATTGCATTTCGATTGTTCTGTTATATGATGCAATTTCTTGTTGAAACATTTCAATCGGTCTATTAAATTGTTCTTGAATTCTAACCTGTGTATCTGCTACAAACTTTTCTGCTCCCTCTAAAGATAAAGCGTTAGTGTCAAGGCCTCCGAGAGAATCTCCAAATCCCATTGCTACACTAATCTTTGAATCCATCTTTATGTCTTTAGCATCTTGTATTTTCTTAATTTCAGTGTTAAGATCTTTAATTTTTTGAACAAACCCAGCTGTATCGGTAGTGTATGCATCTTCTATATCTTCTACTGCTTTATCATATAGTTTGTTCTGAGCATCAACCTTGTCTGAAGCTTTGTCAAATATTGTTTGTAATCCATCTTCAACTTTAGTAACAGCTCCAGTAGCTGGGTCTATTGTAATCTTATCGTCAATTGTTGCTTGAATTTCATCAACGGCTTTATCTGCGCCTGCAATAATTGGGTCCCATTTAATTGCTATTCCTGCTTCAGTTGCTGCAATTATTTTTTGCATATTAGACATTGCTCGATCAAATATGGATTGAACACTGCCAGCAATTTCTTCTATAGATCTTTTTAGATCAGAAATGTTTGCATTTACTTTGACCGTAGTTTTAATATTTGATAATCCAAGCTCTATATCTTTTTTAAGTTTGTCAACTTCTGGGGCTGCTGTTTTAGGATCTAGCATTTTCTTTACAGTATTAAGTAATGTTGGGCTATCTCCTATTATTTTTAGGTCTTCTGCTGAGTAGTTAAATTTTGTTCTTGCCTTAGATAAAGTATTAAGGTCTTCATTTGCTTTGTCTAATTCCTTTTGAGAATTATCAATAACTGATATTAATGCTCTATCTAAACCAAGAGTTTCATCTTTGGCTGCTTTTGCTGCAGCAGCCATTTCAAGCATCTTTTTCTTATCTATTTTTTTAGCATTAATAGCAACAGCTAGGTTAGCATCTGCTGTCATTTCAAGAGCAGTTGCAGTATCTACTCCTGCTGCTTTTAGTTTCTTAAATGCTGCATCTTGGGCTACACTATCTTGAACAACTCTAATTTGAGCATCATGATATTCTCCAACAACCTTTTCATTAAAGGCTGCTTTTAATGCTACGCCTTGTTCAGTTAATACAACCTTACCTTTTTTAACACGCATATAGATATCACGAGTTTTATTGTCCATGCTCTCAAGCATGCCTATGAATTCTCTATTAAATCCACCCTTTGTACCAGCCATTAATTGTTGAGATACTCCAGCAAATTTTGTTATACCCTTGCCAGAAACAATCTTCATTAAATATGATAGGCTTCCCTCAGCATCAATTGAGGCATCACGAACAAACTTAAGTTTCTTAAGCATTTCATCTAGTGTGGTATCTCTTGGTGGTGGGATGACTGGATCATTAAGATTGTCGTCAATAATTTTTGTAGGGTCTGGCTTATCATAACCTTTTCCAATAAGTTTTGAAATAGTTGTAAGTCCTGTACCAGCTTCTGCTTTAAACGTTGGATCATTTGAGGCTATTGTATAATTAACAACAAGGCTTTTATTTATTGTTTCTTTTCCTTCTGAAAGTTCTGCCCAGTTATCTTTAACACCTTTAAATACTAATGGGTCTGTTCCAGCAAGTTCTTGTACTAGTTTAAAGTCTAGTTTCTCTGGTAAGTCTTTAATTGATGCTATTGCTCTTGTAGCATTAATTATTTGTGTAACACCATTTGCTTTTAGATTTAATTTTATCCCATACGCTTGTTCCATATTTGCAATTGCTGCAACTGCTTCTATGTCAGTATCAAAAGATTCTTTATTTTTGTTTACATAATTAAATAAAATTTCTACAGTTTTTGCATCTGCACCAGTCTTAGCAAAAAGGTCCATCATAACAGCAGTGTCAGCAAACCCTTGTTCATTTATTGTAAAATTAATTACTCCTTCTAAGTTTTTATTTTCTGCAGAATACTCTAATATCTTTAATACTGTTGAGGCGCTTAGCTGTTTAGATGCAAAACCTAGCTGTATTGTCTTTTTAAATGGTGTATCTGAAAGCTCTGAAAGGTTATCTTTTGCTTGTCCTACAAATGCTTTAACTGCATCAGATGAATCTTTATATAAAACATCAATTGATGCATTAATTGCTTTTGTAAAATCATCAGAGCCTAGCCCAGATCCAAGGGTCTGTACTTGCTTAAGTGTTTCTGCATTTGCAATATTTAGTTCATCAACTTTTGCTTTTTTCTGATTTTGAAGGTCAATAACTTCTTTTTCTGTTTTTGCATTTTTAATCTTTATATCATATTCTTGTTTTACACCATCTAGCAATTGTTGATTTTGAGCTATTGCTTCTGCTCCAAGTTGAACAGCAGCTGCATCTAGTTTTGCATTTCTTGACTTAAATTCAGTTTCACCAAATGGTAGAACTCCTACTCCTGTAGCGCCAACTGCAATATCAATAGCCTTTTTCCAACCTGGCAAAGAATTCCAAACTGCCATGTCATTGGCACCAACTAATGCTTGTTCGAAAGCATCTTTGACATTGGTGTATGTGTCTGCTTTTATTTTTAAAGCTATCTCTAATGGATTTTCATATAAGTTTGATCCATCAGGTCCTAGAAGTTTAACAAGATTACCAGTAATTTTTGCTGGAATCTCATAACTACCAAGTTTTTGACCAAGAGCTGCTGCAATGCTTGCTGCTTGTTCTGTTGTTATAACGCCTTGAAGAACTGCCTGGCTAAGGCCTGTTGAAACATTTTTTGCAATTGCATCTGAGGTTAATCCAGATTTTGCAAGAATATCTATATCTCCTAATAAATTTTTTCCAAAATCACTTTCAAGAAGATTTTGTCCAACTGTTCTTTGTGCTTCTGTTGTTCCTGAAACAATGTTGTCTCTTCTTTTTGATGCCTCTTCTGAAGCACTAACGGTGTCAGTTATTACAGATAAAGACTGAAGTTTTTTAGAAGTCATAGACATAGCATTTGCTAAGCCAATTCCTTCTTTTCTAGCATCTTCAATCTGCTTATTCATCATTAGTACTGATACTCCTAATACCGCAATAGCTGCAACTGCTGCTACCCAAGGATTTGCAAGCATTGGAAGAAGTGCTACTATTCCTTGTATACCAAATACAAAAGGCATTGCGGCAGTTGCTATTTCTCCAAGCTTTCCACCTGAGAATGCAGCCATCATTGTTAAGCCAGCAACAGCACCAGATGCAATATTTGCTTTATGACCAAGGTCTTTAAATCTTCCAGTTGTATTTTTGAATTCAGTGTTTAATGCATCAAATTGTTTTTTAAACTCAGCATCTGAAAGTCCAGCTCCTGGCATAGTAATTTTCATTCCGCTTGTATTTGGCTTTAGCAAACCAGCCAATGCATCAGCTTGAGAAATTCTGGCATCAGCAAATCCAGGACGAACAGTCTTTACTCTTGGAGCTTTTTGACCCTTTTTACCTTTTTTAGCTTTTGAACCCTGAACAACTTCTTCATCTTTTTTAAGTGGTGGTGCTATTTTTGAATCTCCTGGATCTCCAGAAGAAGACTTAATGTTTGCAGGTCTAGACTCTGTTTGTGGTTTTCTTGTTTTTCCAGTTTTTACATTTTCAATTTCTTCATCTGGTTTAATTACAATAGATGTATGTCTTTTGTGTAATTCTCTCCAGTCAACTCCTTTAGCTTCCTCAATTCTTGTAAGCATATTTTCATAGTATGGTCTTTCTAGAGGATTTAAATTAAAATCTATTAAAGCTTGTTTTATTATGCCTTCTTGCCTGTTAAGTTCTGCAAGCATTTTGTCGTGGTAAACATCTGGAGTCATGCTCTTTGCAATGTCAACAGTTGCATTTCCAAACCATTGTGGAGATCTTGCAGCATTTGGACCTGAAACTCCACCCAAATTCTTTTCTGCTATTTCTTTTATTGAAGGAATATCCATAGTCAGATATCTTGGGCCAGATGCTTTATTTAATACTCCAGATCTTCCAGGATCTGTTAGTACACTTCCTCCAAGATTTCCCTTTTTAAGGTCTGTGTCTCCACGAACGCCTGCTGCAACTACTTGTGTAAAGTAATCATTTTCACTAAATGTTCTTGGAATTGTTGCTGGATCAAATGCTTCATTATATGGAGACTCTAATGCAAATAGTTTTTTACCTGTTTTTGAATCTTCTATAACTCTTAGTGTTTGCTCTGGGGTGTCTAAACCAACTCTTCTTCCAATTTCTGTTAAACGTTGTTCTGCAAGAGCTATGTCTTCAGTCATCATAGGCTTTACAAATACTTGTGTGCCATCTGATTTTTTATATACTCCGCCTAAATGATTTGCTTCTTCGAAGCTGAAGCCTGAAGTTTTAGATATCTTTTCTCCGTACCTAGTAACTGGCTCATCTTTAAATCTACTATTTTTTACATTTTTATCAGTTTCTGCAAAGATTTTATCTTCTTTTGTCTGTGCTTTAACAGTTGCATCATCAGGGAATAGTTCAGCAATGGTTGGTCTACCGCCAGTTGCTGGATAAAAACCTGTATCAAATCTGTAGTCCATACCAGCAATTGTTGCGTGTGCTATTGCTTTTGTAGGATTTCTTTCTACATCTAATACAGCAGTAGCTCGCATTGCTTTGGCCAATGCAGCAGTATTTGGATGCTCTCCATCTACTAAACGTTGAACACTAGCTCTATCGGTTCCTCGTGCTTTTAGTTGATCATCTGTCATAGCTAAAAGATCTTGACCAATACTACCCTTTACGGTATTTAAATAATTATTTGACCAACCTAACTCTGGAACAATATTTGCTGCTCTAAATATTTTATTTCCATCTGAATCTACAGACTCAATAAGGTGTGCTTGTTCAAGTTGAAAATAACTCTTTTTTTGTCCTGGCGTAAGTTCAATACCACGCTCTTTAAGATATTTTTCAATTGCTTCTTGTTCTTGAATTTTGTTTGGATACCCTGCTTCTTTAGCTAGATCTGATATTTTACCTGATCTTGCAGAAGTTATGCCAGATCCTCTATACCCAGTTCCAATAACTAATCTTTTTTGTATTGAGCTAGCATTAAATTTTTGTCCTGGCTGAGATTTTTGATCAAATGCTTTTATTATTTTTTCTCTACTAAGAGTTGTTTGCTCTCCTGTTTTTGGATCTGTAAAAACATATGTATCTGCTTTTTCTCCAGGAACAAACTTATCTATAAGTTTTCTAAGTCCATCTGCGCCATCTGGAGTTCTAGCGTTATACTCTCTATCAAAAAGTGTAACTTTACTTTTTTCTGTTTTATAGTGTTCTTTTATTTCATCAATAATTAATTTTTTAGTTGCTGCAGATGTTCCTTTTGCTAATAATTTTCTTGCAGCCTTTAGGTCTCCATCCTCTACTGCTTTTCTTAACTTTGTTGCAGAAACATCGTCTTCGCTACCTGGTACTCTAGGTACTTCTACTTTTTCTAAAGTGATCCCGTGTTTTTCTGCTGCTAGATCAAAAACTGTGCTTTCCATACGGTCTGAGCCAAGTAGTACTTTTACTTCTGTAATCCCTCTATTTTTTAAATCTTCCATTACAGCAAATGGATCTGTTGCAACAACTGGTGGCTTTCCTACAGATTCTTCTATTTGTCTAACTCTAGTGTCTAAAGAAACAACACCTTTTTTTGCTTTAGTTCCTGCTGATGTGTACTGTATAAATTCGGATCCTTCGGCAACGGCAAGAGATTTTCCTTGATTAGCAATATCTTCATGTGCAGTAGTAAATGGTTGGTGGGCTCCAAAGGCTACAACAGCTGTTGTGCCTTTACTAAACCCTTGAAGTTTGCCATTAACCATTGCATCAATGATTGGTTGGTATGCAGGGTTTTGTGCAACATCTCTTGGAATAACGGCTTCTCCAGGAGTAAGCATAGAAGGTACTGTATCTTTAGTACCTATTCCTGGAACATAAGTTGATCCAGTAGAGAACTTCTTTGAAGTAGGTCCCTTAAATCCTGGTGACATCATTCCTGGATTTGCTCTTGCAAATGTTAGTGCTGCTGTAGTTGCTTGTACATAAGCATTACGAAGAGCATGGACAGCGGTAGCTTCTAAGTTAAATGATTGTGTAAGTCTTGTATGGGCTTGGTTAAGAGATGCTGCTACAGTTGCTGCTTCTAGTTGTTCTGCATTTAGGTATGATGTCTGTTGAGACAATACCGTTGTATTTCCACTAAGTTTTAAGAACCCTGAACGAAGAGCAAGGAATAGTTTAATGATGTTAGCTGCACCGTTAGCAACTAAACCAAATGTCATTAATAGTGTTGGTCCAAGTATACCTACTAGTGTAGTTGCAACAACTATAAACTTTTTAGTACCGTCGCCAAGACCATCGAACTTCTTTAATATCTCTGCTGCAAATTTTATTATTGGTGTTAAAGCCTCAAGGAAAGCTTTTCCAATTGGCATAATCGAAACTTTTAAATCTTCTACAGCTTGTTTAAAGTCTACGCCTACTGCATCTTCAACTCTTTTTAATTCTCGCTCTGACATAATAGCAAGCTCTTCAACAGATGCTTCAGTTAATTTTAAAACCTTACTTGCTTGTGTTCCATCTGTAGTAATATTTTTAAATAATGTTGATAAACGAGCAAACTGGAATTTACCAAATAGTTGCTCAATTGCTCTTGAACGATTTAGTGGATCTAATGTATCTAGTGCTTTTGCAAACCCTACTACCGTACCTTGAAGATCGCCAACATTTCCTTCAACAATTCCATTAATATTTACGCCAAGATCCATAAGCATTGCTGATGCTTTTTTACTTGGATTAATTAAAGCAGCAAGTCCAGACTTTAATGCGTTAGCTCCTTCAGAGGCGTTAATTCCTCCTTCTTTCATAGCAGTTAAGAAAAATGCTAAATCTTCTACGTCTCCACCAAGTTGTTGAATTACTGGACCAGCTTTTGGAATTGCAATTGTTAAATCTTCAATAGATACAACGGTTTGGTTTTCAACTGCGTTAAGAAAATTAATTTTACCTGCAAGTTGATCAGCAGCTATTCCAAATGCATTTGTTAATGAGATCGTTGTTTCTAGTGATTGTTGTTGTTCTACACCGCCAAGTACAGCAAGTCGGGTAGCTTCAGCTACTTGAGCAGTAAGCTCTGCTCCAGTTTTACCCATTGCTGCTGCATCAGCAGCCATCTTCATTGTATCTGTAACAGCTATGCCATACTTAGTAAAACTCTTTGCAAGTGATTCTATCTCTTTAATAGCCTTGTCTGTTTCTTCAGCACTTGTAAATATGTCTCCATACACACGCTTAAATCTAATTGCTTGTTCTTCCATTTCCATAAATGTTTTAGAGGCAATGCTGCCAATGTACATTAATGGAACACTGAAACCAACCATAAGCTGACGACCAGCCCATTGTGTATTCTTACCAAAGTTAAGAAGGGATGTTGATCCTTGCTTAACTAGTTGATTAAATATTGCTTGTTTTTGTCCTGCAACTGCTGCTTGATTTCCAAAATCTTTCATATTCAAAGTTGTTGGAGTAATAGACATTGCCTTAGTTGCGCCAGATGCATCACGACCCATCTTAATATATTGGGTCTGCATCTTTCTTACACGTTCTTCTGCTACCTTGCCAATTGTGTCAAATTCTGCTCTAAACAATTTACCAAATGATTTTGTAGAAGCACCCGCATAACGGAAATACTCACGCATAGAGAGTTTGTTGTTCTCTAGTGCGTGAGTAAATGACTCCGTAGATGTTCTGACTAATCCCATTTGTGCATGGAATTGACCAGTTGCATTTATAGAATTAAGAAGGTTTGTCTGTAAACCTTTTTGTGCTGCAGCACTTGCTGCACTATTTTTTGCTATAGATGCATGAAATGTTGCTATCTGACGTTGAAGTGCTTTTAGTTCAGCTAATGCTGCTGACGAATCAATGTGTATGCCAATATTAGCATTTACATCAGCCATCAGTTACACCTCTTTTATTTAGTTATTTGCAAGTACTGTATTAAGCAAAGCGTTTGCATCTGAAAGTTTAACTCCAGAAGCTGCTTCAATAATGTTATATACAGTTGGTAAATCTAGAACTTCTTCTAATGCAGCAATGTCCTCTGCTAGTTCTGGTTTGTATTGCTTCATAGCAATCTGCACACATTCAACAAGAATGTTCATTGACTTCTCGTTGTTGTCTGCTACAGCTGCCACCTGTTCAAACTTACTCATAAATGGACGGAGCAAAGAAATCTTAAGTGGACGTACCTTAATCTTTGTACCATCAATCAGAGTTAGTTCTGTACCCTCTTGTGTATTTGCCATTTTTTATTCCTCCTATATAGGCTTAGTCAATTATAGCATAAAACGCTGCTCAGGTTAGGTTTTCGTAATCTAATCCCATGCCAATTCCAAAGCCAGCTTTTTGTGCGTTTACTCCTTGAAGTGATAAAACATCATTAGAGTCTCCAGTTTGTCCACCACTAAAGACTCTTGCTTTCATGTCTTCCCACTCTTTTTGTCCTCTGTCTTTTCCGCTTTCTGCGTCAAGGTCAACACCTTGCATAGCAGCAAGAAATTTCTTTTCTGAATAGTCTAGATCTCTTACTGCTTCTAACGTAATCATTAGTTCTGACATAGATAGAGATCTTTCTAGTTCTTCGTAATCTTTCCATATACCCAGCAAAAATACTTCAGACTCTAGTTTAGCTAAGTCTAATGTATCCCAGGTTTCCCCACTTTTTTCTGCTTGGTTCTTTACAGGTTCTTCAGATTTTTTATTTATCTTAATCCCAGCAGATATGTCTAGTACCTTATATATTGTTGGCATGTCAACATTGTCTTCTACATCTTCTACTGTTTTAGATATCTCAGGACAATATTGTTTCATGCAAACTCTTACACATTCTACAAGGGTACCAATAGCCTCATCATCATTTTTGGCATTTTTAATATCATCAAATGCCACCATGAACTCTCTAAGATACTTGATCTTAAGTGGAGATATTTCTAGCTCTGTCCCATTAAATAAATGAACATTTTCAGTCTTATATACTTTAGTTGCCATTGAACTTCTATTCTACCATAAAACAGAAAAGCCCACCTCCGAAGAGATGGGCCATGCTGCTTGCTTAATAATTAAGACAATGAGTCTCCGAAGGTACGATCAACGATCTTACCATATGAGCCAGATGCATCCTCTGGAAGTAGACGGAATGAAACTTCAAACATTGAAGCTTCGTCACGCTTTGCAGAAACTGTTACGTTCTCGATTGACAAGGCACGGTATGCTGTGTAAACACGCTCTACATCTGCAGATGTGACACAATCACCTGTTCCTGGTCCGACAGCAACAATTCCACGCTCTACTGGACATTCGCCAAGTTCACCTGCAGAAAGGTTTAATACCCGTCCTGTGTGGCTTAGCTTTGTTCCAGTTAGTTGGTCATCGCTAAAAGCAAGTGCTAGTAGCAAGTTTTCAAGTGTAGCTTCAGCAAAGGCTGTTGCAAGGTTAACTTGCATTCCTTGCTTGTAAAGCTTAGCAACGTCAAGAATCTGGTCAACTTGAACTTCACCGAAGTCAGGTTGGAACTGCATTTCAAGACCGTTCATTGTATAACCAACATTAGTATAAGCTGCATCATTTGAGAGAGTCTCTCTGAATGATACTTCGGTGCTAAATGATTCTAGTGTTGATGGGGTCAAAGTTGTGTCTGCAACGAATAGTGCAGCTGCTCCAACGATGATATTAGTTGAACTTCCACGGCTATATGACATGGTTACCTCTTTCTTATTCTAGATGAATAGATATTAAATTGTTTGGCGTTTGTTTCCTCATGATAATTATAACAGCATTTTTAAGTGTAAAACGCACCAGTAGTGTGGTAGTCATATTCAATAACTATCTTGTTTACTGCCGAAAGTCTTGCTGATGATAGCTCTAGCAAGTCTCTTGTTTCGTCAATCTGAAAAGCTTTAAATCTATGAAAAAATACATTTTTGTTGTCATCTGGTAGATTATCCTTTATCCACTTATTAACATCTTGGGCTGAAGCATCTTCACGGTCAAGGGCTTCTGAGATTACCCTAACCACATCATTTGCAGTTGTTAGGCTGCTTGAATGAATGGTATAAATGAGCTGTTCTCTTTTATGTCTGTAAAATGATTTTGGTCTATACCGAGCTAATCTATCATAAACAATTAGTAGTGGATTTACCTGCCCAGGAGCGCCTACATAGTTTCCGTATAACTCTTCTATGTTTGTAGGGGTTACTGGAACTATAGGGTCAAATTGTTCTGCCCCCGTCAAAATACCAAACTCTTCCAGCTGTGCCTGTATATACTTATTAATATACTGGGGTGGAAATCCTGTTTGAGATATTGTAGCCATGTCCTTATTATACCCCAACCCTTGCGTTAGCAATCCATTTAAATCCAGTATCTACGCCTTTTGCTCTTCCCATTCTAGATCCAGCTGCTACATTTGCTTTATAAATAATTGGCTTACTTATATAATCATACAATCCTGAAGCTCTTATAAATGATTGTTTAAAATACCCTAACATGAATTCATCAACAGCTCTTTCAAATGATCCAACAACTTCAGTACCACCTGGATTTTGAACTGTTACTTCTTTTTTAGTAAATACGGTTTCTCCATTTATATCAAATACAAGAACATCAGATCTAACTGGAGCAATTTTAACTGGAATTCCCTGTTCCATTATTCTTGCTTTATCATAAAATGGAGTATTAGAATCTCTTGAAAATGATTGTGACTGCGTAAACTTTGATTTAAAGCTAAGGCCTAAGTTACTTACTGTATAACTTAAGTCGTATAGTCTTGCCTCTGGGCTACCAGTTTGCATCCATTCATAGATATGGTGCATTGCTCTTGGATTAGATCTAGCACTTGCATCAATGTAATCATATAACGCTGTTAATACTCCGTGACCTAAGTTGTTTAAGAATACGCTTTTTCCTTTTTCAACCCCGTCTAAAAATCCAAAAGAATAATTAACTATGTTGTTCATTTGTTTTGTAAAGCTTTTAGTGTTTGTAGAAATTTTCATTAGTCACCAACGCTTTGGTTTTCAGTCCTACGCCACAGCATCTTAAAGAATTCAACATCTCCAAATGGTCCACTAAATGGATCAAAGGTTCCTAGTTCATAGATAGTTCCACGACCTGCTCTTGGCCCAGCACTTTCGGTATAAATAAGATTATCATGAATATCTCTAATATTAGTAATCAATATATTGGTTGCAGCATTTAGAGTATTTGTAGATGATGTTCTTATGTCAGACTTGCTTCGAGCAATGAGCTTATTTTCATACTGAAGGAATACTTCTGGTCTGATATCTTCAGTACCGTTTCCTCCAACAGAGGTTGCGTTACATACAATTGTTCTATCAAATACCCACTCTTT